CTATAATCAACAAGCTATCCGTGTAGGCCGTGGCTGGACTAACAATGATGGTATTAAGCACCCATACAACTGGAATAACTGGACGGCTGAAACTAAAGCTGCACAGGGCCTAGTATGGGAAGATGAACCAGCCTCATTCGACAGCCGCTTTTACTGGGCTGCTGATTTACCTAAAGCATTGGATAATGTGGATGCTGTAGATGAAGATGGCAACCCTATGCTAGATGAAGACGGTGTGCAGATAGTAACACTTGGGCTGAAGTCCTATGCTATCTCAACGGCCAAGTCACAGGCCGCTAGTCTGCTATCGGCTACCGATTGGTATGTCACCCGCAAGGCTGAGACTGATGTAGCTATACCAGAGGCAGTGCTAACGTATCGTGCTGCTGTGAGAACGGCATCAGGTACCATTGAGAACTTTATTACTAGCGCTGCTAACTTCGAAGCCTTCATGGCCCTGTACAATGCTCCTGTGGACGCTGACGGTATACCTACGGGCAATGCACCTATCAACGATTGGCCAGAGGAATAACTAAATGGACAAAAGAACTGTGGCTTCTGCACATGATCGGATTGACGGATTGGAAAAGGAAGTGATTGCAATCAAGACCGAGGTTAAGATTCAATTCAAAGATTTATTTGGTCGGGTCAAGCGGATGGAAACAATCTTGCTTAGTGTTGCTGCTGCAATCATTGGCCTATTGATTAACATTATTATTAAGATGCCATGATATGCCTATTGGTTGGAGTATATTACACCATGTTCTGGCCAGCTAAACTATACACTGCTTGTCACTACCGCTGCCCTTACTTTGTGAGCGCTGGAAAAGATAGGGCTTACGTTCCATACGGCGATCCGTGCGACAAGACGCTATTCGTGGAGAGGTAACATCGACCCATTCACCCTCATAGCTGCCGCTACTACGGCCTTCAATGCACTCAAGAAGGGCATAGAGGTTGGTAAAGATATCACGGCAATGGGGTCACAGCTTGGCTCGTGGGCTACCGCAGTAGCCGACCTTGATTTCATTGCCAACAAAGCTGCAAGTCCACCTTGGTATAAATCAATGAGTGGCTCTGCTCAATCTGAAGCTATAGAAATTTATGCTGCAAAGCAGCAAGCTGCTGCAATGAGGGACGAGCTTCGTACTTACATCAGGTTAACTGGCGGCGAGAATAAGTGGATTGAGTTCTTAAACATTGAGGCCAAGGTTCGTAAAGAACGCGCCGATCATGAGCATCGTAGAGCTGCTATGATTGAAAAGATTATCAGCATTACTTTGTTTGTATTGTTTAGCACTACCGCTGTAGGTTTGGCTGCGTTTTTATTCTGGTTTGCATGGACACATAAAGCATGAATGAAGAATATGATTTCAATGGCAACGGCAAGATCGACCCAGAGGAACGGGCGATTATGCTAGATGATATGCGGCGCAAGATGATTGACGCTGATCAGAAGCGAGATAGCCAGCGCAAGATGGCATGGTTTTCTCTCACTGGTATGTTGGTGTTTCCATTCGGTGTAGTGTTCACTGAGTGGATGCAACTATCTAATGCCAGTAACTTATTATCCAGCATGAGTAACATCTATTATGTTTCCATTGCTGCTATCGTTGCCTCTTACTATGGCTTCACAAACATGGGGAAAAGTTAATGGGATTACTTAATAATTTAATAGGCCCAGCAACTGAACTTGCTGGAAAATTTATTCAAGACAAGGACAAGGCTGCTGAATTAGCACACGAACTTGCCACCATGTCTGAGAAAATAGCTTCGGAACAAGCGCTGGCCCAGCTTGAAGTCAACAAGGCTGAGGCGGCCAGCGGCTCACTCTTTAAAGGGGGGTGGCGCCCTAGTATAGGATGGATATGTGGATTAGCATTGTTCTGGTCGTTTATCTTGCAGCCTTTTCTTGTCTTCTTTTTATTAGTCTTCGGAGTTGATCTGCCTCCACTTCCAGAAGTTGGGACTGCTGACCTTATGCCTATCTTATTAGGGATGCTTGGCCTTGGTGGTTTAAGATCATACGAAAAAGTACAGAAGGTAACAAAATGAAAAAGAACTTCGATCACTGCTTAGATATGCTGCTTCAACATGAAGGTGGCTTTGTTAATCATCCTAAAGACCCAGGGGGTATGACCAATCTTGGTGTGACTCGCGCTACTTATGAGCAACACGTTGGTCGTAGTGTCACAGAGGCCGAGATGAGGGCGCTGACCGTGCCTGACGTAGCTCCGCTATACAAGGATAGTTACTGGGACAAGGCGCGCTGTGATGACCTTCCCAGTGGCTTAGACTGGGCAGTGTTTGATTGGGGTGTTAACTCTGGGATGTCTCGTCCAGTTAAGGCGCTGCAAAGAATCGTTGGTGTTAAGCCTGACGGTGGGGTAGGGCCTCAGACACTACGCGCCATTGCTAACTTTGATTCAAAGACTTTGATTGAAAAGTTATACGATGCTCGTCAAAGTTTCTATGAGAACCTAGCTACCTTTGAAACCTTTGGTCGTGGATGGTCACGCCGTAATGACGAGACATTCAACGCTGCTGTTAAGATGGCTTAGTCGTAGGGGCGGGCTTAGAATGTGGCGCATTCGGTTAGCACTCAACCACAATGAAAACATTTATCCATATTGTGAAAATTGAACCGCCCCCATGACTTATAAATCATGTACGAAATCGTCAGTCAATCCATGAACCCACATATATTTTTTTATGTTAGCTTCCTTGGCGTGGAGTTCATCACGCACCATACGAAACCCACTGCCTACCTTTAGATTAAGAGAGCGAACGTAGAGATCGTCGCGCTCTTTCTTCATGCGTTGGTATTCCTCAATGATTTCTTTGTTCATTTCTCTGTCTTTTTCTTTTCCATTTCTTTCATTTCGTAAGCAAGCATCTTGCAGTATTTTGCAAACAGTATAATATTTTGACTGCCTGTTATTTTAGTGTTTGGGGCGGGTAATTTTATGTTAGCTACAAGCTTACCGTTCTCGTCCTCTACTATTTCCATCAAATTAATAATTGTTTTTACGTCGGCAGTTACATATTCAACCATTATTATTATTCCTTTCAATCCATGTTGGCCGTGGCTTTGGCCTTATTGTTGGCGTTGATGTTTCTTGGCACTGCGCCCAAGCGTTAGGGTATTCACGTTGAACAACCTTTAGCATTGGGGACATTGCGCTGCTACATTTTTTCTCAGTGCTGTAGGCAATGTGTGTTAGCGTTGTGATGCCTAAAGATTCCATTGAGTAGTGAATGATAAGGACTGTCCAAAACATTAGCAGTCCTCATACACTCTGCACTGCGCGGCAATGGCCGAGTATGCTGCTGCATCTACATAGTTATCTTCGTGCATATCATTGTGGAATGTACGCACCATTTTAATTAGAACCATAACCCAAGCGATGTCCTCGCTGGTTAATGTCGGTGAGTCAGTGCCATACTTACCTTCTAAGTAAGCGGTAACTAACGCAGCGCAGTTCTTTAGATTGTTTTCAACAGGGCCATAGGTAGCCTCGCGCTCACCAGTTGTTAAACCGATTGCGTCTTTAAGTATTGTTTCACGGATCGACATTTTTCCTCCAAAGAAAAGACTGGGCCGAAGCCCAGTCAGTTGTGTATCAGGCAGATACTCAGGGAGGAGAACAAGAATGTTCCCCTGCATACTAGAACGGAACGTCATCGTTTTGCAAGTCTGTATTTACACGCTGGCTCATTGGCCGTGGCTCACTAGGATCAGTGCGCTTCTGGTCAACAGCAAAGGTCATGTATGGCTTGCCATCTTTCATACGTTTCCAAGCTGCCATCCTCATGTCATTGAGGTAAGGCCCAGAATAATCTGGTGCATTCTCAGTTTGTTTCTTGTCGTTAACAAAGAGAACGCCAACCTTCTGATAAACTTCGATGATTGATTTGCCATCGCGTGTCTGATCTTTAACCAGCACTAGCTTCTCGTCATTGTTCTGAACATTAATCTTGCCTTGCAAGATCAGTGATTGAGTCGGGAAAGGTGGGAAGGCTGCGCCTTTGTTAGCGTTGTCGTGGTCGTTTGCCATGCTTCTGGCTCCTGTGTTAGGGATGAAATTACCAACCGCCTTCATTAGGTTTCCCTCCTGAGTCAGCGGCATACTTGCTGCCGTCATGCTCTCCTAAGAACACATCGGCATTGAACCCAAGGTGAGATAGTGCCTTGGTCAATCCATCGGTGACTGCCATCTTAGGTGCATCCTCTGCGGTGCGGCCCTTAACTGAGTCAAAGAACTTACGGCATCCAGAGAAGGGGCCGAATGTATTTGCTGGTGTGCCGTGCCACACCGAGACATGGGCTAAGACAGCGCAGTCTCCGTTGCTAAAGTGGACATACTCCATGTTGCTATGCCAGCCCCAGCCATCACCGACTGGGCCGAACTCTGCGGTTGCTGACTTGACCTGATACTGTGGGTCAATGGCAGTGAAGGAACGTGAACCAAGGCTGACCTTCTTTAGATACTTAGGGTCAGACTTGGATACTCTGTTCCATAGGTCTAGCTTGTCACTCATCGTCGCTCTCCTTTTTTGTTGTGATACGCAGTGATCCAGCCTTGCTGCGCTTGACTGTGAGGAAGTCGCAGTAAACTTCACGCTCATCATCACCGATCATTTCCTTGAGGCTTTTCTTTGCAAGCTCATTGGTCTTGGCTGCATCTATAGACTCAACGTAATCTCTCGCTACGCTAATGAAATGATTGTCTTGATTAGCATTACGCTTTACCATGTCGTCGATCTTAATCTTATCTAAGTCTGGCATATCAATCGTTTGATTAAACGCTGGCGCTTCATCATCGACCACTGCTTGCCAGAATATTTTTGCATGGTCTAGCATCTTATCAATGAAGGCATTGTCTCTTGAGACATAGACCGACTCATGCCTACGGTTGCCAAAGATGTTAGAGAAGTAAGCACCGTTAGCATTAGCCACATAGATATAGAACTGTAACTGTGGCATATAGCGCTCAAGCTGTGCGTTCATGGTGTTGTAATCATAGGTGTGCTTGGCCTCAACGATTGCATAGTTGTTAGAGGTATAGACTGCGGCATCAATCGTACCGCGCAGCACCATGCCAGCTAGGTTAGACTCAAACTTCTTTTGCTTATGAACCAAGTTCATACTGTTGCCCTTGGCAAACCAATTCAGATTAAAGTCTTCGGTGAGTATGCCAAGCTGTACTGGGAATACATGGTCAAGATTGTCAGGCTCAACGCGCCCAGTTTTCTCAAGCCATAGCTTGTGCCAATCACCATTGATGATCCGAACCATATCGCTACCGCCAAGGAATCCTTGTCTGTTCATTTTGTTCTCCCTTATTTTTGTTAAGACTACTGCATTGATGCAGCAATGGCAAGCATAATGATTGAGGCTATTGGTATCTGCTGAGTTCAGCCTCGGTTATGTCAGTCTTAGATAATAATTCAGATCGCCTTGGCTCACGCAGCCATGATCCATCGAATGATTCTCCGCGCCGTATACGCCCTGCAATTAATTCATGGGTGTTGGGCTGGTAAGGTTGCCTAGCGGGGCTGTAGGGTGCCAGTGAGGCGCTGCTAGAGGTATTTAAATCCTCATCACCCCATCGCTCACCGTTTAGCCACGTTGCTGGGTTAGGTGTGAACTGTTTTTCTTTAGGTGCAGAGTAGGCAACGTATCGTTTCAATGCGGCAATCAATTCATCAGGTGTTACCTTCTTCATTGCGCCATTGTACGCAGCCCTAGCCTGACCCTTGCCAATCTTCTTGGGGTATATCTCCCAGAAATCTTCGAACGTAGAGAGTAATATATTAGTAGTAGGTTTATCTTCTAGGTTATTACTTACTGGTTTGTGTCTCTCAGGGAGACAGGGGGGTGTCTCTGTGGGAGATAGGCTAGTCTCTGTAGGAGACATGGTGTAGAGGGTAGATGTGTTGTCACGTTGGTCACGTTTAATGAGGCCACGTTCTTCTAGCATCAGTAGTTTACGAGCCACCGAGGCGTGGCTCATATCAGTATCTTTGCATAGTCGTGCCAAGCTAGGCCAGCACTGACCAGTTTCTTTGTTAGCTCTATCGGCTAGGCAAATGAGCAGTAGCTTGGCGAGTGGATCGCCAAGGCTCTGATCCATTGCCCACGCAATGTGGGATAAGGACATATTAGTATCCGTGTTTTAATTCATAGGATGTTACTGGGCCATCATAGTCAGGCCAGTATTCTTTAGCGGCAGCAATACAATACTGTGCTACTCTTCTGTTGTTGCCAACATCAATCATATCCTTATGAATAGGCCAGCCATCTTGACGCAGCTGAAAGATACGAGCGCCAAGTCTGAATGATCCAAACTTTTCTAAGGCTTCAATGGGAGTGATAGTCTTACCTGATTTGAGATGGCTAAGGATCGCCATGTTCTGTGATTGCATCTTTGTTCTCCATTAATTTTTCAAACAGTTCGCCTGACATTATAACTAAAGTTTGCGGAGTTCCTCTCCGTCTTTTATAGAACGCAATGTCCCTCTTAGTTAGGACAGTAAAGGGGCTAGGGAATCCAGATAGGTCACGGTACTTAACCTCACCTACCAAGGAATGTCCGTTGAGTTCGAGGCGGATGTCGCCGCTATACTCTCCTCCCAAGATTCCACTAAGCGGTTGTCTCTTCGCCTTAACTCCGATTGAATTGAGCCACGAGACGAACCACTTCTCATGGTAGGTTCCTTTGCTGCTATTCTTGTTTGCCATGTGTTGTCCTCATAACAGTCCATGCAGACTGTGTTATGTTTATCTGGATTAATATCAACCAAGAAGCAGACGAAGTTGTCTACCATTTTATTACAAGCATCACACTTGGATTTGTGTTCTTGTAATCTGTACTTCAGCTTCGAGCGCATCTAACCAGCACACAAACATGAAGCCAGAGGGAACACGTTTGAATTGTTCCCACTTGTGGACGAGTGAGCTAGCGCATCCAATTTTATGCGCGAGTTCTTCTTGTGATACACCCTGTTCATTTCGCAAATTTGCGAGGGTTGCCACCATTCTTGCGTATGTCGGCGAGATTGGCACGGTGTCTTTGTAATGCGGAAAGTTTCTCAATTGCTTTCATCACCTTCTCAGCAGTTTCAAAGCGCAGCTCTGCACCATGAAGGGTTCGATAGTAAGTTGACGATGGCACACCACCAAAGCCAAAGGCTTGAGCCAAGGACACGTCAGCATCCTTGGCTGTGTTTATAAGTATTTCATAATAGCTTTTCATGCTTGCAATATCTGCACTAATGCAGTGATTGTCAAGCTATTGCTAGCCTAAGAATCTCTTCACCTAATGGTGTTAGATAAAACTCGGTAGCTGATCGGCTCTCTGCATACTTAGATACCGTTGTAACAAAGTTCTTTTCTTCAAGCTGAAAGATTAATGCACGGCATCTAGGGTGGTGCATCTTACACATCTCTCCAACTCTAGCATTAGTTACAGATTCACCGCGCATCTTGAGTAACTTAATTGAAATAAGAATCTGTTTCTGTTTCTTGCTGCGCTTCAGCAACACCACTGCCGTTGCAATCTTCGCACTCGACCCATCTAAGGGCAAGGTATCCTCCATTGACATAGTCTTCAACGCCATATTCAACTTGTATCTCCTTCTCTCCATCACAGGTTTTGCAGTACAGCATAGGAACTGAACCGCTCCCCTTTTTAATACCTGATCTCATCGTCTATCTCCGATATAGAATAGTTTTTCTCCCATGCTGCGACAGCTCGGTCAACAAATTTCTCACGGTTAAACTTTGGATTAGTTTTTTCTAGGGCATCAGCCCACATTTCTATCTGAGTGGGCCACGTTGCGGTGGCCCCCATGTTATCAGCAATAAATTCAAAGTGTTTTCTACTTAACTTCATCGCGGTAATCCCTTCCATCAATCCATTCTATTTTCATTGGCATCACTGTATCATTGCTGAACAATGAAGCCTTGAAGTCTTGGCCTTCATCGTTAGTAATCTTTAGCTCGACAACTTGGCACGAGCTGTACCAATTGCGTTGAGCAGTGATCTTAACTACTCTGTGTGCTGATAGATCAATCATAAGAACCTCATGTTTTCTATTGCTACTGCGATTTCATTCTCACGGATACGCCGTGTGTTCTCAGGTGATTTGGTTTGACCAGTGTGGGTAGCCCAGTAGGTCATAGTATTATACAAGGCCCACTTGTTCTGGCCTAACGTGTCTGCCTCAACGTCATATAGTTTAAGCAGTTCTTCCAAGCGCTTGTCGTTGTGCTTGTCTTGTTTACTGCGTGTCTTCACATGACATAGTGTCTTGCGAAAGAAATTCTCTACATCATCAGGTGTAACCTTGGATGTTATGTAGTTTTTATACACGTCCTCTTGGTCACGGAATATTGCAAGGCCCTGTAGTATTTTGTGAGATGAGCCTTCAACACTGACATTGGTGGTGTGCTTGGCCCATGTCTTAGCTATGGTGGCTGGCGTAGTGCAGCCATTCAAACACCATAGTCGTAGCCCATCTGATGATTGCTGGAATGCCCACGATCCATCGTATGAATTATAGAATGACACTCTGAATTGTGTGATGTCACCGATAGCTGGTGTGATTACTTCATTAGGAAAAAGAATTTCTCCACGCATCTTGCGGCCATCGTCGCTAATGTATGTCGTGAACTTATAATCTTTGCCGATGTCTGCTGCATCGACAGCATCCATGACGCTGCTGACTACCTCATCATTAGATATAATCTTATACTTGCTACCGTGTACACCAAGCACAAGGTTGGTATCAGTCCTTACCGCAGCACGGTGCGTTGTGATCTCATTGCCAACGCCATCATAGATAGGTTGCATCTCAACATGGTAGTCCCAGTTGTTAGTGATTGAATCAAACATCTTAGTTCTCCTTATGTTATATACTGCATGATTGCAGTATCTTTAGATAGAGTCAAGCCAGTAATAGAATTACAAATAGAATTACAGCGCACCCAGCGCCAACACCGACTAAGAAATCCTCTATCTTCTGGCGGCGATAGAATCTTTCCCAGTCTTTTTTATCTAGGTAATTTTGAGCAGCGATCATTCCATGCAAGCGATCCATTGGTATCTCCTTTTAAATTAATTTTAAGTTTCATTCGTCACGGTCAGGGCGTGAAACGTGCCGCCGCGAGCGCCCCCCTCACCCCAGCCCGACCAAAGGGAGGTTCTAGTCAGCGCTTTCCTGCTCCCTTGTCGCTGGGTTCTTATTCTGAACTGCGTCTTAAGATAACTGTGTCAGCAATCTGAACGAAGGCGAGCGAAGCGAGCCGAAAATTTTAAAATAGGGTATTAAAAAACCCCGCGCTTGGCGGGGTTCTCTAAGCTAGGCGGCGTTCAAGGCCTCCATGTCGGCCATCAAGGCCTTGATGTCGTCGGGTGCCTCCTCATTTATAAGGTTAGCTTTTACTGTGGTGTAAGGCTGGCCGACATTCTCAAGATAAAGCGCTTGGGCTGCGTCAAGTTCTGACTTTAAAACCAAAAGGTTGAACTGTTCGGCCTTGGCTTTAGCGACTGAGCCTTTCCAGTTGTTGCCAGAAATCTCATCGTTTGGGACGTAGGAATCGCGATGACGGTTGGCCCAATAACGGGCCTGATCTACGCGCTTTTCTTGGCGCGGTATCCAGTATTCGTAAAAGCCGATGTCACGCTCAAGCTTAACTTTTAACATAAAGGACAGCGTGTCGACGTGCTGCCAGCCGTCGGTATTACCTGTTAAATTGTCGGTGTGGAAATATAGCTCGGTTGGGTTGTTAAATGTCGATGCAATAGCTTCTGAAATCTTAGTCATTTATATTCTCCATTTTTATATAATCATTTATGTTGCCCCCCCCACATTCAACGGAGCGTAGGGGGGAGGGTGGAAGGTAGGGCAGTGAAGGCATCCCTTCACCGTGCGTATCTCCAAAATTACCGCCAAACTGAGGCAAAGCCGAAGCTTGAAGTTCGCAACTGCTATTTTCCACAAGGCGATGGTCGCTCGGCAAGCAGAGGCAACATTATGAGAAGGCCAACACCGTAATAGTAAAATAGTAGTTGCGAACTTTTTGGAGGAAATTTAGGAAGGACGTAGGTGATGGGTGCCGAGCAACATAGCTTTCAGCTTCCCCCCGTAGATTCGTTGAATACTTCACCAAAGACTTGCGCACTTGCGCACAATATTCCTTGGACATCCTATCCACATAGATATGCCCTAGATTAATTCGCCCTAGATAACTGAAGTCCTAACCGCTGGGTGCAATGAAGGTAACTCATACAGTACCTTGCGTCAGCGATACTCACCGCGCTTGCGCGGCCGAGACTACAGGCTCGGG